AATTATTTATTTATTGATTATAATCAGCAAATAAATATTTATTTTATTAGTCCTTGTTGGAAAACATTATTAATGATTTCATTATATTTTTCTTTATCATTCTCGAGTTCTTTTTGCTGTGATTTGAAGAATTCAATTCGATCATCTTTTAGATCCTTATACTGACTTTCATTATAACTGATTTTATATATTTCTTGATTTCGAAATTCAAATCTTTTTTTATTTTCTTCCTCACGATCTTTACTAAAAATTTGTTTAACTTTTTCGTCTTCATAATTTCTTTCAGCAGATAATTTACTTAATTCACTATCTACATTTCTTAATGATTTTGGGATAGGAATTTCTAAATCTTTTTGTGTTTTTATAGGTTTTTTGAAATCTTGCTCCCTATCCTTGGTTATAATTTTATAAGGGACATTTGTTGGTTTAAATGTATTCTTATCATAATCACGCTGAGCCTGTAACTTATTATAATTTATATTAACATCTGGATTGAATTTTTGAACCGTTTGTATATTAGGATTTGGTGGAGGAACACTTTTAACAGCCCTAACTTGTTTTTTGCCTAGAAAAACATTATTATTCATTTATACAATTACATATAATTTTTTTCATTTAATCAAACTTAAAGCCGTATCAAATAATGTAAAGTAAATGGATAAATCTAAAAATTTATATCAAATATTAGAATTACAACCCTCCGCCTCTTATAATGAAATCGTTAAATCATATCGACGATTAGCCTTATTATATCATCCTGATAAATGTGATGATCCTGATGCAACTGAAAAGTTTAAAGAAATAAATATAGCATATCATATTTTATCTGATCAAGACAAAAGAAGAGAATATGATGAATTGAACAATATTAATAAAGACGAAATATATAAAATGTTCATGAGCAGTCTAAATAATTCAAAAGATATTGCATTCGATATAATTAAATATTTTTATATGTCACCAGATGATTTACAAGACGAAAATATAAAAGAAAAAATAAAATCTAGGTTAAAACAAATAACTTTATTGGATGTTTTAGATAATATTAAGAAAATATTTTTCAAGGTAAAAGACGAACCTCCCAAAGAACCTATAATTCAAAATACATCAGAATCTGAATATGAAAATACCGATGAATACGCCGAAAATGATAAAGAAAAAAATAATATTAAATGCGAAATAAAAACTAATCTAAAAGAGATGTATTATAAAAAATTAAAAAAAATAACTATAATGCAAAAAAGGAATATGATATCACAACCCAAGGATTTTATAATACCGATACTTGATTCCCAAATTATTTTATATGGAGAAGGGGATCAAGATGAAAATGTAATGGGAGATCTTATAATATTAATAAAACGAAAGAAAGATAAGGAGTTTAAAATAATAAATGAAAATGATTTGTTGACAATAAAAAACATTTCATTATATGAATTAATATATGGATTCAAAATGTACATTAATTTATTTGATGAAGAAATTATAGAAATTAAGTGTAATAATCCTTTGCATGAACTTATAAGAAATGAAAATAATTTTTATTATATTATTAAAACCAAAGGATTACCAAAAAATTATGAAACTGATGAAAGAGGAGATCTTATAATACAAATAAATCTGATAAATACTAATATGAAACCTATATTATTACAATATTTCCCACCTGTTAATCTAGATCCATCAATATCATGAATAATATATGAAAAAATTGATATAAAAAATTGTTATCTAGTCTATATTATTAGTAACAATAATCCCCAATGGGCATTAAAGATATAAATAGATTACTAAAAGAGAAAGACTTAATAACCCATTATAAATCATTGGGTGAATTTGCACATAAAAGGATTCGTATAGAAAAACAAAATCCAATTATTTGTATTGATGCAAACTTATACATATATAAATATGTATATTCAACAGAAAATTTTATAAATGCATTTAGAGATCAAATCAGACGTTTTTTTAATGTCGGATTATATCCATTATATATTTTTGATGGAAAACCTCCAATTGAAAAAAAGAGGATAATCTCTATGAGAGCACAAAAAAGAGAAAAATTATTAGAAGAATTAAACAAATTAAAAACTCTTGTTCCAACAGATAAAATCAATGAAAGAATTACTAGACTGAGTAAACAAACAATTAAAATTAATAGAGAACATACTAATGCACTCAAATTATTATTAGAAGAAAATAATTTACTATATATATCTGCAAATGGTGAAGCTGATGCAGTCTGTGCCAAATTATCACAAGATAATAATGTATATGGATGTATAACCGATGATATGGATTTATTAGCACATGGATGTAAACGGGTAATCAAAATTATTAAATCACAAGTATATGTTTATGACCTTGATAAAATATTGGATGGTTTGTTTCCAGAATCAGAAGATAAATTTGGAAAATTCGTATTATTATGCTCTTTATTAGGGAGTGATTATTCTAGATCATTTCCGAAACTAAAGCCTGATAGTTATAAAAAATTATTGACAGTTGAAAGATGTCATTTATATCCACATCAAGTGATATATGAATTAGTTACTAGATTTGATACAATAGATGAAATTATTAAATTCATAGGTGATGAAAAAATAAAAAATGATGAATATGTGTTGGCAATGAATATATTTAGAAATACTAGTAAAAATGAGAAGATAGATAGTGAAATAGAAAAATATATATCAAACATTAGATACATGAAGACATTTATATATAAATATAGATTCAATAAAATAAAAAACTCATTTAGTTTAGGAATTCAGGAATTAGTGGCTGTATCTTAAACCATATAAATAAAAACTATTATATATAAATAATATGGATAATGATGTTATAAATATTATAGAAAATCAAAAGGAGAAACTGAATAAATTATTAAAAACATATAATATGATTGAAACACAAATTCCTAAAATGAATGACAAAAGTAATCTTTTAATTTATCTCGATGACACTAATCAATTATTATGGGAAATGGAATCAAAATTGGATAAAATTCAGAATGTAGTAGATCTATTTTCACCAAGCGATGCTGATATAACGGAGAGAATCAGGCAATATGATATAAATGAGAAACTAATTAAAGACATGATGCCAATGATAATATATTATAGGTTATTTTTGGAAAATCAGAAATAAAAAATATTATCAATATACTAAATGGAGTTAGATTTTTCAGTGATAAAGGAATATTATAAAGATATTGATAAAAATGAATTAGATACAATTATTAATAACTGTACTATCAATAAAACATTTTATAAATTTATAATTTTATGTATTAAATTAAATATCAATATATTTAAAAAAATTAATGAAAAATGGGTCTTGAAAAGCACCAGACAATTATTAACTATTTGTGAAAAACATAAAAAAAACTTAATTAAAGGGTATGGGTTTAACATATTGAAATATACATTGAATGATCAAAATGATAAATTAATAATTGAAAAAATAGAGGATGATTTGGTGAAATTAAAGAAGAATATTAAAAATTTGGATACATTAATTTATATATTGAAAAACATATATAATGATAAGGAATCATTGAAGAATATGTGTTATTATAGTATAAATTATCATGATGGAAATAAAACTAAAGCTAAATACATTCCAATTGAAAATATTAATACATATATTGCTGAATATTCGAACTAAAAATATAATTCGGTTGAATAAATTATATTTTTTGGATAGATACTTTATATGAGTGACGAGGATATTATTATTGGAGTAGATCTCGGTACTACAAATTGTAGAATAGGTATTTGGAGAAATAAACAAATAGAAATAGTTTATGATAAACATGGTAATAGAAATATACCCAGTATTATCGCATTCAATAAAAATGGTAGATTAAGTGGTTATGATGCCAAATTACAAATTGAAAAAAATCCATTAAATACATTTTATGATGTTAAAAGATTAATCGGTAAAACGTACGATGATCCAACCGTACAAAATGATAAAAATTACTTTACTTATAAAATAGATAAAACAGCTGATAATAACATTATGCTTTTATCAAAATATGGAAAAGGAGAATATTCACCAGAGGAAATTACAGCAGTTATATTAACCAAAGTTAAAAATATTGCACAAAAATACGTATCGGAACATATATCTCCAAATATTCAAATCAATAAAGCGATTATAACAATCCCAGCATATTTTAATGAATCCCAACGACAAGCTACTAAAGACGCAGCAACCATTGCAGGATTAGAATGTGTTAGAATGTTAAATGAACCAACAGCAGCAGCACTTGCATATGGATTAAATAATAGAGACAATTGTAATGATATTAATATTATTGTTTATGATCTTGGTGGGGGAACATTAGATGTATCCCTATTAAATATGGACGGCGGATTATTTAAAGTTTTAGCAACAACAGGAAATACTCATTTAGGTGGAGAGGATTTTGACGAAGTATTGTATAAATATTCAATTAGTAAATTTTTTGATAATAATAAATCATATTTTGATGATATGAACGTTGAAATAAAACCGAAATATTATCGTAAATCACTTCAAAAATTAAGGAATTCATGTGAAAAAGCTAAAATAAATTTATCAAATGATACAATAACTAATATTAATGTTTCACCGTTTTATGTTGATACAGAAAATAATATTTCATTAGACCTTAGTGTAGTTATTACTAGGGAAAAATTTGAAGAACTAGCATCTGAATTATTTGAAGAAGCCATGAAACCAATTATTGATATATTGAATTATACCAAAATGAAACCTGACCAAATAGATGAAATAATTTTAGTCGGTGGAACAACACGAATTCCAAAAATACAATTTATGATTCATAATTATTTCAATAAGCAACCATGTCTATCAATTAATCCAGACTTTGTTGTTGCAACTGGAGCAGGAATACAGGGATATATGTTATCACATAAAGATGATCCATTTTGTAATGATCTTGTATTGGTAGACGTTGTTCCATTAACACTTGGAATAGAAACAATGGATGGTATAATGACGCCTATAATAGAGAAGAATTCGCCAATCCCTGTGAATAAGTCTAAAAGATTTACAACTACAGATGATAATACTGAAACCGTTGAAATTAAGATATTTGAGGGTGAAAGAAAGTTGACAAAAGATAATTTCCATATTGGTACATTTTTATTAAAAGATATACAAAAAGCACCTAAAGGAGTGCCATCAATTATTGTAACATTTACAGTTGATATTAACGGTATTATAAATGTTGAGGCAGTGGATAAGAAAATGAGGAGTGAGAGTAAGATAACAATTACAGGAAATAATCGTAGATTAACACCAGAACAAATACAAAAATTAGTGAAAGAGGCGAATGAATATGAAAAGGAGGATACATTGAAACAGAATTTGATAGAGTTATTTTATGATTTTAAACGTGTTGTTGACATGGTAGAATATAATGTTGCTAAAAACGAAGAATCGAAGATAGTTGATACAGATAAGAATATAATAATTGATGATTTGAAAAAGTTAAATGAATATTTTATTTCATTATTAGTTCCGAATGAATATTATAAATTTGATATAATAACGGATAATAGTGTATCTATTGGCAATGTACCATATAAATTAAATATAATGGACAATGAATCAAATGAATCATTAATTGAAAAACAAAATTTCCTTCAAATATTAGTCAATAAATATAAAAACAAATTAAGAAGTGTAAAGAAAAAGTATGCTACATTTATATTGCAGATGAATAATCTAGATGAATCTAAAATTAAATCTGCAAATAGTAATACTGATATATATGAAGATATAAATGAGGACGATAATAATGAGCAAGTTGAAGATATGAATAAATTATTTGAATCAAAAATAGAAGATATAAATATAAATAAGGATGATGAGAATAAAATAGTGGAAAAGAAGAGAGTGATAGAATTATGTGATTCTATTACTAAATTTGTTACAGAAGATACTAAATTATTACAACATAATAAAATTAAAATAATGGAATATATAAATAACGTCAAAATATGGATGAATGTAAATGTAACTATCAGTCCAAAAGGATATAATGATAAATATGATGAAATAGATACAATAACTGGTTCAATAATAATTTCAAATAACGAGGAATTAGAAGCTATGAAAATGGATTATAAACAGGAATTAATTAACTTATGCAATTTATTAATTAAATCGATAAATGATAAGAAAATACCGTTAGAGGCGAATAAACTATCTATACTAATAAATAAATTATTAACTGTATCTCAATGGGTGAATGAATCATCATTGAAAACAGATGATATAATGTATTTAAATAAAATTAATGAAATCAATAAATTATGCGATGAATTAGTAAAATAAATTATAAATATTGAATATAATAATTTATTTTCTTGCTTTGATAATGTTCCTATGTTTTTTGGTAATTATTTTATCATCATACGAATATTGAACTGGTTCTTCTAATTTAATTCTTTTACCACTATAATGTCTCATATTATGTTTACTTCCTTGTGTGGATTCAATCATTGAGAAATGTATGTCTTCTGTACCTTCTTTATCATAAACTAATTGTTGGAATGCTTTACTGGCGGCTTGAAAAAAACTTTCGGCATGATAGCGTCCATAAGTATTTCCATTTGATGTTTTAATTTTGAAAGTCCTTGACATTATATTATATCTACCATATATAATTTTTTATCGTTTTATAGTAAATGAAATATATATCAGTTAAAAAATTTAAAATATATAATTTGCAAAATGAATATGAAAATGTTTCTAAATTGATATTCTCATTAGAACAGCATATAAATAAATTATATAATAATAGTATTATAAATAATCTTGATAAAAATAACTATACCGATAAAATATATGACCTAATCAAAAAATTAAATAATCGATATAATGATTATATTATATCTGAATGCCAATCAGACTCTGAATCTGATTCAGAATCATCATCAGATTCATCAATATATGATTTTATATTTAATAAAACAGTTGATGAGGATATAATGTTTTATAATATTAAAAAATATTCTCAGGAGATGATTAATCAAGAAATTAAGAATAAACAGGATTTAGTATTATACGGATGTTCTACATTATCTCCAGTGATTGATATTAAACGAGATATATTAAGTATATGTAGGAATATTGGATTTCCGAATGTATCAACTTGTATAAATTTGTTATATAATAATACAGTTTTAACAGATGATACATTAGAACAAATTCAATTATATGATAAAATATTCGTGCCTATTAAATATGCATATAAAAAACATAAAAATGATAGAGAAATATTTTTGGTTAAATCGGATAAAGAAAAAGATGAGGTATTAAATAAATTAGTTGATTTATACATTGAAATAAACAATAAAACTGCGATAACGTTTAAAAATGATTCGATATCACAAAATAATTATATAGTATTAACAGGATATTTTATAAATGATAATGTTAGTGTATTAATTAGAACATCACAAATATGCAATAAAATGTTATATGAAAAAAAGAAGACAATAGAAAAATTAATTGAAGGTAATACAAATATTGATGAAACATTTAAACATAATTATCTTAAACATATTTCATTATATGATATATTTGTATTTGATGATATAAATTTTAATGATACGATTAATTCATTATATTCACAGTATATTGATTTGTATTCCAAAAACTTTGTCAATATTATGAAGGATTTTACCAAAAAAGATAACTATATTACCAATATGTTTACCATTATACATTTATTATTGTTTGGGAATGAAGAAAAAATAAATATGGCAAATCTATTATTTGGAATGGTCAAAGATAAAAAAAAAGGTAATCACATCATCGCAGATATTATATATAATAATTTAGATCATCTATCGCAAACTAAATTAAAGAAAGCAAATATTAATCTAAAAGAAGAAGCAGATAAATTCAATTCTATAACTAATGATGATATTGATTATAAGTCTCAATTATTGTCATCTAAAAGGATACCCGACATTGTTAAATCATTAACAATTGAGAAAATAGATGAGATGAATGCGAATAATAGTGAATATTATAAACAATTATTATTTGTTAAAACAATATTAAGATTTCCTTGGCCGTCTGATGAAGATGATATATTTTTTAAGAATATTAGTAATAATAGAATCTCTTTTATGGATAATGTTAAGAATAATTTAAAGAAATTATCATATGGACATAAAGAAGCTAAAAAAACTCTTCTTAAAATAGTTGGAAGATGGATAACGAATCCAAATAGTGGTGGATCAGTTGTATCATTTGTAGGACCTCCAGGTGTGGGTAAAACATTATTAGCGAAGAGTGTTGGAAATGCATTGAATATACCTTTTGTACAAATAACTTTAGGAGGA